ATCTGTATCAAAGAACATTTGCTCTTCAATAGGAGGTGAAGGACGGTGAATAGATACTTCACGGAAAATAAATCTGGGCGGTGCTACATCTACAAAGACCATACGCACATATTCTTTGAGATGGTCGAGACTTACACCACGCAAGTGATTAATTAACGTGCCAGAAGGCAGCTCTTCAATTAAATCAAAGCAACCGTTATAGGGGAGAGCAGACATCTGCTCTTCATACATACGACGCAGCACTACAGCTGGCCATTTTTCATCAGTCATTACCATCGTCATCTTCCTTATTAAATCCAAATACAATTGACTTCTCTTCGAGAAGCTTGTCTGCCCTCTGCTTGTGTCCAAGCTTGGCAACACTTTCCATAACCTTCAGTGTGTCTTCAGTCGTAGAGCCATCAGGCATACGACTATGGATTTCATTAAAGAGTGGAAAGAAAATATCAGCAGCGTCTGCTACTTCTTCGTGAGTAAGGGGATCGCCCTTCTTAGGTGTAGTAGTCATGAATAATCTTCCATACGTCGTTTCATCAGTGCCCAAAGCTTGAGCGTTACTTCAGTATCCTGGATGCAATAGTCCAGCATCTCGGGTGTATAAGTAGACCAGTCGTTACTATCTGACTTACCGAAATCACCCTTAAAACACTTTAGCCGGTAACCCCAGGCTTCGAGTGAATGCCGTCCGTACAATCGTTGCGGCATACCGTCGGGTCTACGCTCAAAATCACGGTCAGCAATATGAGGATAGAAAAGACGGCTAAGGACAAGCGTATCAAGTACTTGTCCTCTGGGTTCAAAGTCTGGATACTGTTCTTTAAGTAGCGGAATATCATAGCCAATAATGTTGTGTCCAATAAGTACGTCAGCCTGCTCAAGCTGCTTTACTCCTTGTAAGAGGTCACGCTCAGGCTTATGGTCAAAGACAAGAGTGCTGTCATCGCTAGCATTACGCATAACAATGCAGTGAATACGTGAACCTCTGCGGAGTAAGCCAGTAGATTCAAGGTCAAAGATCAGTTGTGTCTTCATCGTGGGTAGTTGCTGCATCTGTTGGATCAAATTCATCCGTTTTGAATGGGTCCGCATCTCGGAAGAGTTTCGGGTCAATGTTTCGGTCATAGATATTTTTTGTAAATCTCGGGTCTTCGTCTTCAAACATCGGCTCAATAGCGATGGTCAACTCTCGTGCTAGACGAGCAGCACGTCTGAATTCATCCTTGTAGTAAGGCTCCCATTCGTGGGCAAGTACAACCAACCGACGGATACCCATCAGGTGTGCTTGGAATACAGATGTAGAGAATGGATAACGAGTGCTGTAAATAATCGCACCAGTTGTTGAGGTACCGTTCTTAGCAGCAGCAGCAATTGCATATGAGATGCAGTCAACTTCTACCTTGCTCTCAGTCAAGATGCTGCGTCCATCACCAATGATCTCTCGATCACGGACAATGACACAACCTCCAGGAGATTTAGGATGGGTTGAAGCAGACTCAATAGTCTTTGCTACAGCAACAAAGAATCGATCTTTATTTTTTATATAAGTAGGGTCACCTTTAGGGCTTTGCATATGCCACGGAATGATTCTTTTGTTTCTATATTAAGTAGTGAACAAGAAATATGTGAGGAACAAATGGCTAAGTTTGATGGAGAGATTGACTTCAGTGGATACAATTTTCAAGCAGCACAGCCAGTAGATTTCCTAGGCGGCTGGGCAGAAGATAAGATTATCTTTGAAGCAGAAGACAGGGTAAACAGTCCATCACATTACACACGTGGTACACAAGAAGCAATTGACATTATTGAAGAAGCAATTGATGCTGCTCCTTCTAATAAGTTGGGAATGCTTCAAGCTCAAGTGCTGAAATATCTATTGCGTATGTGGCACAAAGATAATCCAGCAGAAGACGCACGTAAGGCTCAGTGGTATCTTAATCGTCTTGTAGATTCGCTAAACTGATATAGCCGCTGGTAAGCGGCCTGATCAGCAGCGCTTGAAGTAAATATACTTGTCGCGTAGTGATAACGTCTCGTGAGCGAGAGTGTGGCCGCACAGAACATCATATACTTCAGCTGTATCTTTAGTTGAGTGAGTGAAGTTAACAGAGATACCTTCGTCGTAACCAGGCAAGTCAGGTACGTACCAAAGAGTAGGAACTAAAAAGTTCCAAGGTTCTAAGTCTTGAGACACCCAACTGTTCAGTTCCTCTAGGCGCTGAGCAGTTTTTATTATGTGCTGCTCGTGCGCTTCACACTTAGGCAGCGCTGCTTTGTTTTGATTGAGCAGTGCGTGCTTCCACATCAATGAGCCATCCTTGAGGATTAACCTACAAGGATGCACCTTAGTGCCCGAAGGCAGCTCATAGAAATAACTCGGAGAGATATGTTTGGACATCAGATAGCACCTTTGTTCTCTTCAAAGAACTCAAGGTCTTTTGCCCAGTTGTCCCCTGCATACTCATTGTAAATAACACGACCAACATCACGGAACGTGTTATAGAACAGCGTTACTTTGTCGATATCGGTGAGCGTCTGATCGACAGGAGGACCGTATACAAGTAAATTCCAGGTCGAAGGAGAAACAGACTCGAAGCCATTACCTGTTGCACGCAGCTGCTTAACACGTTTGAACGGGATGCAGACTGGATAATCCCAAATAATAGGAGATGCACGCAGTAGTTCAGACGCACTGCAGAAATATACAAAACTATTAATGTAACCATTGCGGTACTCGTTGATAGTTTTAGTTAACCAAATGCGGCAGTCACGCACAGCACCCTTAGGTGATACCCACACGTTGCCGTGCCAGTGTTCCTTAATAGGATTCACTTCAATGCTTGGTACTGACGTAGCATCTACAAGCACCTGTTGTACAGGGTCACTTGTAGGGTCATAGTCAATGCTGCCCATAACAGTACGGGCACGTTCAATAAGTTGAGGCGTCGGGTAGAGAGGGAGTTTAAGTCCTTTTGCTGCAAGCTTATCCGCTAAATTCTTCTGCGAGCGCTCTAAGGCTTTCTTGGCTCCGACCTGCTTCGACTGCAAAAGTTCTTGTTCCTGCATCACTGATCAATGTAATTAGTACGTTTTTAGACCAGTCATTCTCATCAATCTCTTCCATCAATCCACGCAGAAACTCAAGGATCTCCTCATCGCCCTCACGTTCAGCCACGTGAATGTCGAATTCGACAGCGTGGCCTGACATAAAAGTGGTGGAGTCGTTGCAGAGATTAATTACAAGTGAACCAGCACCGTGCTTCTCTACACCAGTACAGGCAATGTCAATCAAATCCATAAGGATTAGCTCGGCAGTTGCCATCAAGAATTTCTGTTCATTTTCTTTTTCCTTACCGAACTTGTCGGAAGCAATAAGACTTTTAAGCAGATCGTTTCTTCTAGACATATTTAAATGACTCTTTAATAAGGATAGGTAATTTACTCTTCTGATGTGGAGTTTTCCTCGTTATCAGTAGCTTCTTTCAAGCTATCAGGGTTCGGAATGTTTGATTGACTAGTGTGTCTACCTGCTAACAAGTCAAGCATTGTTGCTTCAAACTTATCAGCAAATCCTGTATCAGGGTCAAACAATAAGTTAGTACGCTCTTGTAACTCAGCTTCAGCAATAATCTTTTCCTGCTCAGCCATTGCTAGTTCGATGTTGTACTCAGCAATCTGCTGCTTGAGTGTGTGGAGTTCGCAGGCAAGCTCAAAGCTTTCTAAGTAGCTGTCTTGGTCTACGAAGACTCCAATTTTTTGAGGTATAAGATGAAAAGGATTACAGCAATACTTATTGCCGCAAGTGGTTTTGACCCCGGTATAACCAAGGTCGCCCCAAGTGAACCACATAGCAACCCGCTGAGGATGATGCTGCGTGGAGGTCGAGATTCCATGTCGTCTCCAAGAAAATTGTGGCATACCAGTACGTTTGTTAATACAACCGTTCCAGTTCCAGCACTCATCTGGTGCACCCATATCTACCTGTGACCAGAATTTGAGTGCTCGCTTCTGCTCTTTCTTGAGCAGTCGTGAGATGTCGAAGGAGAGCCTACCCTCACGTGCAGATGCGACACACCTTACACAGGCTTGGTGACTGTCGTATCGCATTGATGTTGCACTGAACCTACCGATAGAGTGCCCTGCGTACAAACACAGTTCACCTTCTTCAGCAGTATTAGATAGTTGAACATTACGTCTACCGTATGTATGTCCACCCACTTTCTTTGAGGGTTGAGCTTCAGCCATTAGAGTTCGTTCTCCTTACGTTGATGTGTACCACCGTGAGCAGGGTATTGCTCTTCTGTAGGCAACAGTTCAAGTTGATTGTTAATCATATATTCAAAACGTGTGCTGTTCTC